TGAAAACAATTTTTGAAATAATGACCGATAAATGGAATAAAAAAGCAACCGACGAATTTTGTCATATTAAAATTGATGATAAAATTAAACAAAATTATATTGATTATTTAGGCGATATTGATCTGGAAGATAAAACAGTCATTGATTACGGATGCGGAGGCGGATATTTAGGAAAATATTTGTTTAAAGAAAAAGGTATTAAAAAATACATTGGCTTTGATATTTGCGATAAATCGATAAAGGCAGCAAAGAAAAATCTTAAATCATACGATGCAAAAATATATAAGGTGACCGAACATGTAGACTTCTCACAATATAATGCCGATATATTTCTATCTTTTGAATGCATACAGCATTTCCCAACAGCATTATATTTGAATACTTTTTTGCAGACTGTAAATGATTCTAAGATACCAGAAATATTATTACAAATAAGGACCGGTAAAGTAACATTTGTTAAAAATAATGTAATGACATATATGTGCAAAATTCCAGATACAATTATTACAGGAAGATTAAAAAAATATGAATGGATCAGAAAGCAAAAATTTCATGATGGTTTGATAAAAAAAATGTCAATATATTTGAAAAGTAAAATAGAAATAATTGTTGACGAAGTTGAAAAGGAATCTAAAAAAATATATGGTGAAGTGATAGGCGAAGGCAGAGAAGATGTTGTAATCGGTGAGAGTGAGGGAAAAAATGACTAAACAGGAATATAAAAATAAAAGACATTTAGAGAGATTATTTAAAAATCCTGTTATCAGACTACAAAAATTCTCTGAATTAACAAAATCATTATTATTTTTGTCCGCTTTTCAATCAATAGTAATTGTAGCGACAATAGACAAAAAAGAGATAAAAGCTGAAAAAATTGCTAATACGTGGATTGATTTTGCAAATAATATTGTAAGACTATGGAGTATGAATCCGGAAAATAATATAGGCATTAAATCTGTTAAAGACGTATATATTAAATCTATGATTAGCATATTAAATGAAATAAAAATAAAAAAAGAGGCATAAATGATTAAAGCAAGATCAACCGTAAAATCATTACAAGGACTTAGAGACTTATGTAAATATATCAAAAATACAAAAGAAATGTCTATAATTGAAATAGGTAGCTTTTCTGGCGAAAGCTCTGAAATATTCGCACAGAATTTTAAAGAAGTTTGGTGTGTGGATCCATGGGGTATTAAAACAGCAGATCCGGTTTTAAAACCGTTTATAAAAGATGCTGAAATACAGTTTAATAAACTATGTAAAAAATACCCTAATATAAAAAAGGTTAAAGAATATTCAATTAAGTTATCTGAAATAATAAACAGAACATTTGATGTAATATATATTGATGGGCTACATGATTATAAAAATGTATTTGCAGATATTAAAGCATGGAAACCGTATATTAAGAAACACATAGCAGGACATGACTATAGAAAAAATAAATTTCCAGGAGTTATAAAAGCCGTTAATCAGGCATTAGGAAAACCAGATAAAGTATTTTGTGACTTTTCCTGGATAAAAAAGGTAAAATAAATGTTGTTAATTTCTATTCCTAAATCGGCCAGTACTTCACTCATGCAGACAATTGCGAAAATATTAAATATAAAATATCAAAATGGGATTAGTCGAAAAAAGTATGATAAAAGTTTGTTTTGTAATGGTTTTGAAGAAATGCAGGAATACCATGGCACAACTATAAAAAGATCGAAAGAATTTTTGAAATTGTGGATAATGCGAAAAGATGTTATATACAAAGAACACTTATTGCCTACAAAAGATCATATTGAATATATAAAAGAAATTGATAAGCCTATTGTAATCTTGTTAAGGGATGTTAATCATGTGATTGATAATTATCAAAGATCCGTAGAAAAATATAAATCCGGGAAAATGGGAGCCAGAGAGCAAAAAGGTTTGATAATAAAAAAACTCTGTAAATTGGATTATAAAAAGCTAAAAGAAGAATATAAAGAATTCAACGGGAAATGGTTATCGTCTGATTTGGGAAGTAGAGCATTATACATAACCTTCAATGATTTGATATTAAGATATTTTGAAACTATGCGTAATATATTAGATCATTATGGTTATCCGAATGCAAAAATAATACCGTTAATGAAAGCAAAGGGAAATCGGGGAGATTATAACACTTATACTGGTATAGGTGAAAAAAGATTAAAAAATAGACAGGCAGATAGATAAATTTATGGAGGTAGAAAGATGATTTTAAAAATTGAAAATTTAAATAAGAATGGTTATTTTTATTTTGAAGCAGATGAGTTTGAATATTTTTCAAATACAATACAAAATATTAAAAAAATGGATTTGAAAAATATAGGATGGTTTATGAAAAATGATAAAAAAGAAGATAAAGAAGATAAAGAAGTTTTATTATTTTTTTTATATGCTGAAAATAGGATAAATTATAAAGCTATTGTAACTGATAGGATATGCTATGTTATGAGTAGCAATGGGAAAACAATAGAAAGAATAGGTTAATTAAATTGCCTGTCTATTTAATTATAAAGGAAAATATATGAAAATAATAATAAACGATTATACAAAACAAAAAGAGTTAGAATTTTATATACCAGACGAAACAAGGTTTGATAATATTGCTTTAAAATTTCAAGATAGTGAACCAATTCATTATGATAAAAAAGATATTATTAAAGTTTGTAAAATAATATTAGAATTATATAAGGGGAATGGGGAATAAATGTTAATAATATCACAAACAAAAAGCGCAAGTTCTTCATTATTATACACATTATCAGAAATGATGAAAATAAAGGCACATCCGGGAACAAAGAGAAAAGATTTTCATATTTTAGATGATGGTTATGAACAATTACAAAAATATCACACTCTTATATTTGAAAGATCGCCTTTGGATATAATGAAAATGATAACAAGCAAAAAATTATTATATAGAGAACACTTATTACCAACTCAAAGAGTGTTTAAAATATTGGATAAACATAAAAATTTTATTGTCTTGTTAAGAAATCCATTTGACAGTTATGATAATTACCGAAGGGTTTTAGAAAAAACAAACGAAATAAATGAGGCTGTCTTAGATGATCTAATACATTTCAATGAAGGATATAAGGAATATATAAAAACTCGTCCTGACATATTGACAATAAATTATGAAGATCTAATTATCGATTACAATAAAACAATGGATAAAGTAAGAAAATACTGGAATATTAAATCTAAAATAATTAAATTAAAAAAAGTTAAGTATACCGGAATAGGTATAAAAAGATTAAAAGGGGGTTATAATGAATGAAACATTAGACGTTGAAAAATATGTAAAAGAACCGATAAAAGAGAATTTAAAAACTCTTTTTAGTCATCTTGGTCGTTATTATTATGCAATTAAGAAGTTAAAAATAGATAAAGACGATACTGTAATGGATATTGGATGCGGTGAAGGTTATGGAAGTTATTTGATAAGTAAAAAAGCAAAGCTTGTTTTAGGCGTCGATATAAAACACGAAGTTTTAAAAAAAGCAGCTGAAAACTTTGCGCATGAATACTTATACTTCTCAACATATGAATATTATAAGAAATTGAAATTAAAAATCAATAAAATTATATGTCTTGAAACAATTGAACATATGACAAAAAAAAAGATAGAATTATTTTTAGAAAATATTTTATCCGGGTTTCAAGGTGAAATATTTTTGTCTTTTCCGGTCGGGAATAATAACCCATGCAAATATAATAAATATCATAAATGTGAACCTTCAATTGAATATATCGAATCATTATTGGCTAAAAATAATTATACCGAAATAGAAATTGAAGTTGATGATTTTGAAAATAATTATGGTTATGAGCAGGTTTTTTGTTTCATAAAGGCAAAGGAATTGTCATGAAACTAATTGAGGAAATAGGATGTAATCATAAAGATAATCTTGATGAAATTGAAAAAGCATTGAGGTTCAAGCAAAAAGATATACTTGATTGCGAATTAAAACAAAGACAAAAATTAAAAAGGGTTATAAAATGAATATTGCTTTGATACCTGCCAGGGGTGGGAGTGAAAGAATAAAAAATAAAAATATAAAAAAGTTCAATAAAAAACCATTGATATATTGGATATGTAAATCAGTAGAGGAATCTATATTATTCGATGTGGGTTATGTTTCAACAGATAGCGAAAAAATTAAAAATACAGTTCTTGGATTTGGATTTAAAAAAATTAAAATTATAAATAGGTGTAAAGAAGCCTCGACAAATTATGCAACTGCACATCATGTAATATTAGATTTTTTAAATAATATTGATTATAAATTTTCTTATTTAGCCTATTTAAATCCGACAAGTCCTTTTTTTACATATCAATATCTTGATGCTTCATTAAAAGAGCTTATTAAATCAACAAAAGATAGTCAATTATGCGTAGTTAAGCAAAATCGATTTCAATGGCATGAGACAGGATACCCAAAAAATTATAAAATATTTAATCGTCCTAGAACACAAGATATGAAAGCTGATTTAATTGAAGTTGGCGCATGTTATATACAAACTTATAATAATTTAATAAAATTTAAAGATATTTTAGGTGGTGTTATAAATTTAATTGAACTTCCTGAATATTTTTATTTTGAATTAGACAATCCTTTGGAGTGGACAATAATGAGTACAATAAATAGAAAATTAGGATTATTAAAATGACATTTGTTATAGATATTGACGATACGTTATTGCGATGTGATAATCAAATGTGTATGCACTGCGGAGATAAGAAATATCTTAATCCAAAGCCATTACAGCAAGAAATAGATTTGGTTAACAAGAAATACAAAGATGGGCATACAATAATACTGCATACGGGCCGGGGATGGGATCAATATGAAATAACTATTATGCAATTGAAAAAGTTTGGCATAAAATATCATCAATTAGTATGCGGAAAGCCGATTGGCATATATGTTGATAAAGATTCAATTACAAGCTTACGAGAATTGGATTGATTTTTTTGACTATTTATTATATATTTAGATTATAATTTGGTGCATGATTCCTAAGCAGATCAAAGCCGGGTTAGTAGAGAGTGGAGAGCTTTCTATTGATCCGGTTTTTTCTGTTTTAAGAGGGCTTATGATTTACGGAACTGACAAAATAAAAATCGTTAATGTATCGACTGATAAATATGGAGTTAAAACAAGAACCGTAAATGATGAAATAGACGCAAGGATTAAGGATACTAACAGGCTTATAATTAACAATCGAGGTGAGCAGGTAGTCGGATTTGCAGTTATTATGATAGAAAAAGGAAATACTGTAAATTATGGAGATGAAATACTCATAACTAAAAGATGGGGGAAAGATTACAAATTGAAAGATAAATATTTTAAAATACAAAAAATTGAAGATATTGGCGGTTTTTCATCTTCTTATATTAGGGTTACATTATGAGTAATAATAGAGAAATAATTAACGAAATAGCAAATAAATTCCCGAAACTTGTAAGGCAAGAACAAAATGCAGCTGAAAAAGCAGCTGGCGCAGTAGGATTGCAGCTTCTTAATTTTTGCGCGAATGGGAGTCCTAACGAATCGGTACAGCCCCCGATTGATACAGGTTATTTGCGAGGCTCAGGGAGTGTTTTTGTCAATGGAAAGCACATTAGTTCAACACCGCCTGTTAATGGTCAGGGCGAGCCATTGGAAAGTTTTTCGACTTCAATAATAGACAATGAATATGCAATAGATATTATATACAATACAGAATATGCAGCCAGGATGCATGAAGGAGACTGGATACCCGGTGGAAAAGTACCTAGCAAAGCTTCAAAAAATAATCCGGCTATTTTGCAGAATGTCGGTAACAAATGGATAGAAAAACATCTACTCGCAGACGGTGAAGATCTTATAATGTTGTTTGGGAATAGGATGTTTAAATATTTTTTTTCGAGGGGATAATGATATATCAATTGAGACAGGATATCGAAAATAATTTCCCGGGCGAAAATATATTTGCAAATTTGATCAACAAGATTGATCCTGAGTTGATATTACCTGATAGATTAGTACAGTTAAGGGAAGAAACGGGAATTGTACAGCCTCGTACGGGATATACAACAAAAAGACTGCAAGTTATTTGCAGAGATATAGACCCTGTTAAGGCTCGAAAATTAGCATTAGATATTTTCAAATATCTTAATGATAAATATAGTATTACTTTGCCATCTGTCACAGTTGACGGAGATGTTTACCCGGAAGTTTTTATTTTACAAATTTCCGCAGATGCAGAACCGCAAATATTAGGTGAAGATGAAGAAGGACGACCAGAGTTTACAACAAATTTTAGAATTATTTACAGGAGGACATAATGTCTAATATTATAACAAAAGAATTGGCCGTTGTTGATTTGTTTTACAAAAAAACATATCTTGGAAAGACAAGTGGTGGAACTACCTGGACAATAGAAGTTGACGAAAAAGAAATAATGAAAGATCAGTTAGGCACTAAGCCGGCAGATCTATTAAGGACCGGTATAAGTCATATGATTACAACCTCGCTTTCGGAAGGTACACCGATAAGATTATCAACAGTTGATAGGAATATGATAACAACAGGAGCAGGGCTTTCACTAGATTTTTCAGCAAAATTATTTACATCGTCATTAGAAGATGCAGGTCCGTTAGTATTGAAAGATATTAACGATAATTCAATCGGTGGAAAACTTAAGTTTTATCTTGCGAGTGCAAAATTGACAGGTGAGGTATCTTTTGGCCCGGATCAACAAAAGATATACGGTGTTGAATTCTATTGTTTCAGAAATGAAGTCTATGATTCTTTCGGTTACTATGGCGATCCTGCGTCATTAGGTCTTGGTTCAATAGACGGAGAATAATATGGCAAAATTTATTATCGAAGATGCTTATGAACCAATAGAATTTGGTATCAAAAATAAAGAAGGTGAAATTTTTGAATGTCAAACACTATTTCGGACAACAGAAGAAAATATAAAAATTGAAAAGTTAATGAGAGATCCTATACCTCATTTTGACAAAAACGATAACTTAATCAATGAAGACGAAATGAATAAAACAAAAAACGAAAGACTAATTAAGGCTATTGTAATTATGGCAGGAAAAGATGAAGTGTTTTGGAAACAGTTTTCAAATAATGCATTAAGTAGAGTATTAGATTATATAAGAGATAGTGAAGAAGAAAAATATAAAAAAAAACAGGGAAAGAAGTAAATACTTTAAAATGGATATGGATTTTAAGAAAAAGGTTTACGCTTGATGAGATAGAAAAAATACTTAAAACAAATGTAAATGTTATAAGATTTTTTTTAAATGAACATGAAGAAGAAGAAAAGAAAAAACGGGCTTTGTTTAGGCATGATATCGCAGAAGCTGTTTTTATGGCTTATTGTGGAGCGCAACCGGTTGAAAAAGGTAAAGCAAATAAATCTTTTAATAATTTTAAAAAGTTTTTAAAGGATCTTAAAAAAGAGTTTATGGATGGATTCGACGAATTGAATTATAAAAAAATGGTCGAAGAAGGTAAAAAAACCTGGGCAGAATTAAAAGGTAAAAGAAAGGTTAAATTTTAATGGCTGTTTATGTTGGCGCTGTTAGGGGCCGTTTTATTATTGATGATTCAGATTTTGAAGAAGCTTCGAAAAGAAGTATTAAAACATCAAAAAAGGTTGAAAAATCTTTTGGTGGGATGACATCATCTTTGTTCACGGCTCAGTTAGCCTTTGACGCATTCAAGAAAGTTGTACAAGTAGCAAGTCAAGTAATTCAAAAAGGCATTAACAGCGCAATATCTTACCAGGAAACGCTTAATAAATTTAAAGTTGTTTTCGGCGATGGAAATAAAGCGATCGATTCTGCAAATCAGGCATTAAAAAACCTTACAAGAAATTACGGATTAACAAAAAAATCAGCGACTGAAATGCTATCCAGCACCGGAGATCTTCTTACTGGATTAGGTTTCACAAAAGAAGAAGCAATCGGGCTTTCAGAGCAAGTACAAACATTGGCTGTTGACTTAACATCTTTTCAAAATGTTGAGGGTGGAGCTTCCAGGGCAAGTGAAGCTTTGACAAAAGCGATTCTCGGTGAGACTGAAATGGCTAAGTCATTGGGTATAGTCGTACGTCAAAACACAAAAGAATTCAAGGCACAGGTAAGGCAGTTAGTTGAAACTAAGGGTATGACAGAAACACAGGCAAAAGCACAGCTTATATTATCGCAAGCTTATGCACAAAGTCAAAACGCTATTGGTGATTATGCAGCGACACAGAATTCACTTGCTAATATGCAAAAAAGACTTAAGGATGTAACTGACGATAATATAATGCAAATAGGATCGGTTTTTTTGCCTACCGTACAAAGAATAACACGAGCCTTTTTAGATGCTTCTATTGCAACAAATAATTTTTTGAATAATCAGAAAAATATAAATTCAATGATGGCTGGGATTGAAACTTTTGGAGCAATTGTCAAAGATCTTGCAATTTCAGGATTTGAAAAGCTAAAAGATACATTATCACCATTAACAATTCTTTTTGGCAAATCTGAAAAAAAAATAGGTTTTCTAAATAAGGCATTCACAGTATTAAGTTATATTGTCAATGGCGTTTCAGCTTATATAAATATAAATCTAAAAATATGGAAACTTCTAATTACATTATGGGTTGATGTTATAAGATCAGCAAAAAATGTCGGCGAGGCAATGGGTGTTATTATACAGGCCATTATTTCGGGTGATTGGGATAGTGTCCCGGGAAAGATGGCTAAAATAGGCGATTCATTCAAATCTATGGGAATGGAAATAATTGATGTTGGAAAAGAAATCGGTCAAACGTCTGTAAACAGCATGAATAAATTAGTTAATGAATCGGGCCAGGGCCTTGATAAACTAAAAAAATTATATAATGATAAATACGCTGAAATAACTAATGTTGTAACAAATGAAACGGATAAAAGAAATAAAACTGAAATAGAAAAAGAACAACAAAATCTTGAAACAAAAAAGTCATTATTAGAACAATATAGAGAATTATATAAAAAGCAAAACGGAGAGCAGTTAAAAAACAGAGTTGATCATCTAAATAAATTAAGAGATGCAGCAATTAAAGCCGGTGAAGATGAAAAAAAAGCTACAAAAACAACAAGAGAAGAAATAGTAAAATTATATCAAGCAGCATTTCAAAAAATAGCGGCGTCTATATCATATTTTCTTAATCAAATTTCAAGTGCTTATCAATCAATATCCGAAGTAGTCGGGATGTTCTATGAGCAGGATTATAACAATCTTGTCGCAGCGAATGAGGCAAAACTTGAAGAATTGCAAACGCAAAAAGAAAATGAGTTGTCATTGGTGCAAACAGATTATGAAGCAAAACTCGCGGAATTGCAATTACAAAGAGAAAGCCAGTTATTAACAGAAGAAGAATATAATGCAAGAAAAGCAATACTTGATGAAGAAAAGGCAAACAAAGAAGCGGCTACCACAGCAATGATGGACGAAAAAATATCAAAGCAAAAAAAGAAAAATAAAGAAAAAGAAAACAAAGAGAAAAAAAGACAATTTGAAGCAAATAAAGCAAATCAAATAGCGCAAGCCTGGATTAACTTTGCAATTGGAGCCATTGCAGCATATGTGGGAGCTTTTCAGGCCTTGGGTTGGATGCCGGTAGTAGGCCCTGCTCTTGCAATTGCCATGGGTACTGTTATGACTGGTCTATTGTTAGGGACAACAATTGCGCAAACAATTGCTATAAGCCAGCAAAAGTTCACGCCAGAAAAATATATGGGCGGACGTGTAGATGCAGGAACAACTTACAGCGTTAATGAGAGAGGGCAGGAAATATTCACGCCTGGTGTCACCGGTTATATTTCACCAGCTTCTGTGACTGATAGAATAGTTGAAAATGTTCAAAATGAAAGCCAGGGAAAAACTGTTAATTATAATGTTTCATTTCGAGGTGCAAATATAACTGACAGAATATCATTGAAAAAGGCAACCGATTATGTGCTAAATAAATTACAAACAGATCTTGAAAGGGCTGGATAATGGGGAGATGGACGTTAATGGATTTAGAAGGAAACGAAAAAAACTTTCCTGATAAAACATTGTTTTTTTTAGAAGCTCAATTCAAAATAGATGCAGATTTCATTGAAAAATCTAATCGTGATGGTGCCGATATTATAGGCCTTGATAGAGTTGAATCAAAAGAATTGCCTTTTCAATTTCAGGTATGGGGAAAAGAGCAGGATTTTAGAAAGAATCTTAATGAATTATTTTTTTGGTTTCGTAAAACCAAATATGTTATTGATACGGTAAATAAAATAAGAGCTAAGGTAAATATTTCAGAGCAATCATTGAAGTACATTATGGGAGGTTTTAATCGGTTTTCTGACACGACTGTAAATTTTAAGATGCTATCCCCATATTGGGAAGATTCAGAGGAAACAGTAGAAAGCCTTTCATCAATTTCTACTGGTCAAATAGTTATTGAAAATGACGGATACGCACCGACTCCACCGATTTTTGAGATTGCAGCATTAGAGCCGACATCAAAATTTTCTATAATAATCCAGGAAACAATCGAAGGAATTGCAATAAAAGATCTACAATTCGGAAATAACGGGTTAGATAATTATTATATTGATTGTGATGAAGGACTTGCTGAATTAGATAATAATACTGATAGAAGCGAGTTTATCCGCGAAGGAACTGGCTTTTTTAATTTAATTGTCGGGACTAATACGCTTCTTATTTCAAGTAATGGTGAAATAGATGTTACCGTGAGATACAGAAGAAGGTGGTGGTTATAATGGCACTGAAAGGGTTAGTATTAGGAAACGGTACTTATGGACGTGGAGTGCTAAGAGGCACTTATGAATATATACCAGAAGATATTATTATATTAGATGAAAATATAAAAATCGGGTTTTATTCTATATTAGGCGCTTATATTGGATCAATAACAAATCAAAATGATAATTGCGGTTATATTCTGCTGAAAATGAAAGCCAAACGATATGGCGGATTAGACTCATTTGAATTTGATTTATCAAAACTTCCTAACTTTACTTTTTTTAATCAGATGCTATGTAGATTTTTTATTAACGGAATTCATTGGTATACAGGTGAATTATCCTACAAGTCAGATCAGGGTGAAAGAAATCCAATCAAAAAGTTTACCGGAGATGGATATACAAAATATTTTAAGAATATTAAAATTAAAACAACTTATACAAATAAAACAATTAAAGAAATAATTGAAGATGTATTAACAAATTATATAATAACAGATACTCCTATTTCTTTCAATTCAGCTGACATCATACCGTATGATTATACGGTAAGCCAGATTGAATTCAACAATAAATCTATATTAGATATTATGAATACATTAGTTGAATTAAGTAATCAAAATTATACAAATCAAAAATACTATTATTATATTGATGAAAATATATTCTTCCATTTTGAGCAGCTTTCAAACGACATAAAAAAAGGATTTTTTGAAGGGTTTCAATTCAATAATCCTAAACCAAAAACAAACGATAAAAAAGTAGTTAATGAAATAGATATTTTTCGCAACAAATCAGATAGTCAGGAAAATGAATTTATATCAAGAATTATAGATGCTGAAAGTCAAGATAAGTATGGTATTCGACATGAAGATCTTAATTATAATGACTTTGCAGATAAGAATACATGTGAAAAAATAGCCAGGGCAAGGATTGAGAGATTCAAAGAAGAAATTATTGAAATTAAAACACCAAATTTGTTAATCAATGATAAATTAGATTTCGGATTATATAAAGTCGCGACAAGGAAGCAAAATTATATTATAAATATATCAGACTTTGCAGATTTCGCAGATTGGAATAAATTCGCTAATTATACAACATTGACAATTGATGATACGGAAGCATTAAGCGGAAAAAAAAGCATGAAAATAGAAACAACAGCCGGCAGTAATACTGAATATATAGAAAAAGTTTTAGACGAAGCTTTATTTTTTCCAAAAAAAATGTATTTGTATTTGAAGCAAAACTCAATAGGAAGTTATATTTTTATCCAGGCTATTGATGAAGACGGTAATGTAGTCGGATCGGGTCAGGTTTCGCCGGCTTATATTCTACTAGAATCAGGCGGATATATCTTGTTGGAATCAGGTGGACGGATAGAATTAGAATCTAATCAAAATACGTTGGGTGTTGATGTGATGATAATAGGAACCTGGTATAGATATGGATTTGACATTTCAGCATTAACAAATGTAAAAAAAATAAAAATTATTTTTTCAACAAACGAAAATATTACTTTCTGGCTTGATAGGCTTGAAATAGAGGCGGATATTTGGAAACACAATAAAATATTACTTGATGAAATTGAATATACATTCGGGCGTACAGGCATGACAGCAGATGCAGTTTTCGGCGAAAAAAATCCTACAATAACAGATACGCTAAAAGAACTTAACGATAAAAATACATTTATAAAAGAAATATTTAATAAGAGGTAAAAAAAATGTTCAATTATGATGATATTGCAGATGATAGATACAACCCACACAAACCAGCAGGTCAACGGGAAAGTCCAAAAGCCATCGGTTATGGATCAAATCCAACCGAAAAATATACAATTGATAGTAAAGGTCAAATTTCATTATATGAATATATAAAAGAACTTAATCCCACAAAAACATATGCAAAAGATCTTACAACTGGGGAAGTATTATCGGAAACACCATCATCAAACCCATCCAAAAATCAATTTTGCCCCTGTTATGATGAGAGGGGAAACGGAATTGTTCAGTTCCATTCAAGCCGTATAGGACATACAGTTGAGATGAAATATTATGGTACCGGTACAAGACCGCAACGAAGCACGTTGAAATTTTCAATATTAGGATCTGGATATACAAAAGTGGTTGCAAGTTCTGACAGTGCAACGGGAAGCCAGGAAATAGCAGACGAAATTATATTAACAACAGAAGATGCAGGAGCAAAAATAAAATCTCTATGTGCACAACTCAATGCAATTGGAGGGGGAAAAATAAAAATATTAGAAGGTACTTACAGTTGTAAAACAGGAATAACCATGTCAGATTTTGTTGACATTGATGGTTCAGGGTATGGAACTGTCTTAAAAAGAGCTGGTAATAATACGTATATAATAGAAATGAATCCTTTTTGCAAAGTTAGTAATTTACGGATCGACGGCAACAAATCATTATATACAGGGGCAGGAATTAGTAATATATTTTACACTTCTCATATTGACAATGTATGGGTGCATGATTGTAATTCATCAAATTTTCAAATTTGTTACAATGTTTCTTCATGTTATTCCTGGAATAGTAACAGTCTAGGGTTTAATGGTTCAAAAATGATTACAAATTGTTATTCATATAATAATAGCAGTGACGGGTTTTATGATTGTTTTCAGGTTTCAAATTGCTATGCATATAATAACGGTCGATACGGATTTAATGAAAATAATAACATTTCTTCGAGTTATGCATATCAAAACACAGATTCCGGTTTCTATAAATGCTATGAAATTTCAGCAAATTATTCATATTCAAATTCAGGAAGCGGATTTGAACAATGCTATGAAATTTCAGCTAGTCGGGCAACTTCAAATAGTGTTGACGGATTTTTGGATAGTGAAAACATCACTAGTTGTAAATCGGTTGTTAATACTGGGAACGGATTTAATGGTTGTAAGGCCATGGGCTTTAATTATTCTACCGCAAACGGAACAAATTATAATAATTGTTTCGCTGATAGAGCCGGACTTAATGCAGTAGATGACACAGCAGCCGGCGGGTATAACGGGTAAGGAGTTATAATAAATGGCAAAAGAAAATAAAAAATATAGTGAATTTACAATTGTTAAAAAAAATGACGAAATATATTTCCCAGGTCTATACAATAACGATAACGTAAGGGTAAAATCCGATGAAATGGGAAGAAAAGGAATTCAAGCATTATCCGCAAGCGGAACAATAAATAAACAATTAGTCGAAATAGATGCCTCTGTAACAAGAGTTATTGCAACATTACCGGATCGTGAGACATGGCTTGGAAAAAATATATATATTAAAAATAAAGAGATTGGGATTGGTCTTATTCAAAGATCAGGAACGGATGTTATTGGCGAAGGTTCAAAGACTTCAATTCCGCTTTATTGGGAAGGTGATTATTTAGAACTTTTTGCTGGATCTACTCGGTGGGAAATTAAATCAGGGAAAAGTAAAATTTGTGGCAGTCATAGGAACTCATCTGATTATACAGGAATTGATCTTGCAAGCATAATAGAAGTTGATATAGATGGCGGATCTTCACCGAGTCTAGGTTTTGAGATTGGTGAAATTGCGAGAGAATCAGTGAGCGGATTTGATGCAAGGATATATGATATAACAGATAATGGTGATGGTACGGGTACATTATGGCTATATGATTGTGATGGAAATTTGACAGATGGAAGATCATTAACAGGACAAAATTCAGGGGCTTCTGCGGATGTTAATGAAGGATCAGGGACAACAAAAAATTTATCGACTATATTCAAATATAATTTAGGCGAATATCTAAGCGATGGGAATCTTAGTCATATAATGTATATTTCAAGCGATGGAACAAAAGATAATGACTTTGAAATAGTTGGCGGGGTGCAGGATAATACAATAGCGAAAGGATTAACTGTACATCAGGTTGATGCTGATAATTTACGGACTCCATTTGGCACGTCAGGTTATACAATAATTACCACAGCAGGGGCAATTCAAAATATGAATGGTTTAGATTATTTCTTTCTGGATTGCGTAATATGGAAATATGGAGGTTAAGAATGGATGATAGATTAGTATTAGTAGATAATGGGAATGTGATTAGTTATGGACTACGTGATTATTCAAAAGAATTAGAAAAAAATCCAGGCTATAAAACAATAAAATTAAAAGATTTTGGATGGAATCTTATTATAAAAAGAGGCGGGGAGTATGTAAAATTAAAATCAGAAAATGAAATATTAAATAATGATGTAGTTTGTGTTAAGAAAAAAAATAAAATAATTGTATATCGTGGTGGCGCGGAAATGCAGATTAAAAACGATCAATTAAATCCGAAAACAGATCATGTGATAAGACCACTATCAAAGTCAGAAATTCAAAATAATAATGGTAAAGTTAAAATAAAGGACAAAAAATGAGTGAAGAAAAAATAAAAGATATTACAGTAGAACTGATATATGACAATATAAAAAATTTGCATCAAGATGTAAAAGATTTCAGAAAAGACGCAGAAATTAAATTAAATAATACCCGGACAATAATAAAAAAAGAAGTAAAATTACGATTTGATACACTTAAAGATAATGTTAACGAATTGAAAAATCGGTTTGATAAATTAGAAGAAAAAAACGAGATCTTACAAAATCATCAATTTCAAATAGACAAGTTAAACAAAGATGTTAATACACTAAGTTCTGAATTTAAGAATGATATAAGGTTAATAAATAAAGTTCTTGAAACACATCTTGAAAAACATCAAGAGGAAGAACCTAAAAAAGCTGTAAATAAGTTTAAGCTTGTTTTGATCTGGTCGTTTTTTGGATTGTTGAGTACGACATTTGTAATAACAATGGTAGGTATAATTTTAAGTAATTTTCAAAAAATAATTTTATTTATATCTAATTTATTTTAATAAGGAATAAAAATGAAAAAAAGAACAAAGTTATTATATATTTTAATTATTATTTTAATAATATTATTTTTTATTTTATCGACTATCGTATTTAACAAATTTTTTGGGGCGCTATTTGGATTTTTATTTTTAACTTCCGTGGGTTTATTTTTATTTATGGTTTATTTAAAATTAAATGACAAATTATAGGAGAAAAAAAATGAATATAAAAAAAGAATTATTGACTGTAAATCCTTATTCCAGGCCCAGTTACGAACTATTACAGGTCAATGGAATAATTGTACATTGGGTTGCAAATCCAGGAACCTCAGCAATAGCAAATCGAAATTATTTTGAAAATAGAAAGTTTGGCCGAGTTGTTTGTAAGGATTGTGGAAAAGAAGTATACGGATATGAATTATTTTTTGATAGTTTCAATTGGCGATGTCGTGCTTGTAATTCTTATAATCTAACTTATAAGACCTGGAAAAACTTTGTATCAACTCATTATATAATCGGCCAGGAAGGCGAAATAATTCAGAACATTCCGCTTAATGAAATGACATACCATACGGGTCGAATAACGAATAAGGAAACGATGAAAATTTTAGGTCGTAGTCCAAACAAAAATACTATTGGTATTGAATGCTGTCATATTGATATGGAAGGCAGAATGCAGACAGAGACTTATAATTCATTAGTTGAATTAGTTGTTTATTTATTGAAAAAATATAATTTAGATCCTATAAAAAATCTATTTCTTCACTGGCATATATACGGCAAATTATGTCATAAGTGGTTTGTTAATAATCCAGATGAATGGATCAAATTTAAAAAAATAGTAAAGGAAAGGATATAAAAAATGGAAATATTAAACATTTTACAGGATTATGGAATTTTAAATATCGCTGTCATATTTGCGATAATTGGGTTAATTTCAAAATTAAGAACTCAGTTTTTGGATAATATTTTGAATAAGATTTCTAAAAAATGGTTAAGATGGATTATTTTAACATTGATTGCATTAACTTTAAGTTTTGGATTTACTGTTTTGAATTTTATTGCAAAATTTTCTATCCAGGAATATCTAAAACAAGCTTGTTTAAATTGGGTGTTTGCCTGGGTATTTCATGACACTGTGAAAAATTTATTTTTCAGGAATGAAAACAATGGATAAAATTATAAAAATATTAAAGATAATAGGTATAATTATTTTAATTATTTTTTCAGCAATTGGATTTGTATTTTTGATTGTTTTGTTTTCAAAAAAAGATAGTAAAATGTTAAATGATTATACAAAAAAATTAAACAAATTATTACAGGAGAAAAAAGAAAATGAAGAAAATATTCATAATTCTAATTATGATGATTATAATAATAATGGGACTTCAAAGTAATGAAAATGTTGAAAAAGTTGATAATATAATTACAACATTCCAACTTCAAAAAATTACTTATAATGGAGTTGATGGGTTTTTTATGCCTTTTACCGGGTTCAAGCAGATGCGAATTATTCTTAACGATTATGTCTATATGCAGGATCTTATATCATTGAAAGAAGAAAGAATTCAGCAGCTTGAAAAATATGAAATAATGAATTTTAAATTGAAAACCGGTTTAGGAATTTCAATTAGTTTCAATATTGGAATTAGCTTATTAGCCGTTGCATTAGGATTTTTAACTTATAATTTAGCAATTACTCAATTTAAGTAACTCGCTTAAAAACACCTCTATTTTAATCAAAAATATTCATAAACAATTTATTTATCAATAACATGTAATTTAATCAATCTATCCCCTAATTTTAATATCTCAGGTCATTCTAAAACTTATATATAAAATATCTCTCTATACTAAGGAAGAAAAGCAAAATAAATATATAAAAAAATATATAAAAAAATAGCAAAAAATACTTGACAAAATAAATAAAAGTACTATACTTATTATAACGGCTTAGAAATAAGCTAAAAAACAAGGAGATTAAAATGACTAAATTATTTGTAATAACAGATGAATATGATGGAAAAAGATTATTCATCAATCAAGAGGATGTTAGACAGGCAACTGTTCAAGATGCTATTGATTGTGATTGGAGCCTTGATGATATTTATGGATCTTCATTGGATGAATATCTTGATGAAGATGGAGAATTATTAGAATCTGAATTAACAGAAGATTTGGATGAATATTATTTTGTTGAATATTGGGATGGGAATAATTGGAGAAAAGAACTTCTGGATGTAAATAATATATCAGAAGTTGAGGGCATAATTACAGTATTAGATCCTCCATCTCCTGCATTTTATTTTAATTATGAAATACAATTAGAAAATGGAGAAAAAATACAATGTACACAAAGTAATTGTAGTGGAAGTCTATCACCTTATTATGAAGAAAAAGAAATAATTCACTCTGACGAGTCCTAAAAGGACGAAACGCCTCCGGGCGTCAGTGAATAACAAACAAGGAGATTAAGATGACAAAATTAGAGAGAAAAGAAAAAATTGAAAAACAATTACAGAATGCGTATGCAGATATCAAAGATTATCGTGATATTGATTGTGGAGTATGGAGCATATTACAATCAATTATTAGTTGTAACAAAAAAGTGAATAAGTTCAATGTATATCAAGAGCTTAAACCTTTTTCTGCAATGACAAGCCAATTAAAAAGAAGAATGTACACAAAAGTAAAAGCTTTTTTATCCGATTCAGGAATGCTTGATTATATAAAGAATTATAAATATTCAGAATAATAATTTATAGGAGATCTCATTTGTTAAGTGCGATCTCCTTGTTACGAGAGGCCATACCTCCCCGGTCAATGCCTCTCGTTTTTATTAACAGGAGACGAGAATGGAAAAGACTTATGACAATTTATATGTTGAGTATCAATCTCAACTACGAATAACGATCAAAGAACTTTATAAGCACTTTGATTTAATGAAATATTACAAGGAGAAATAAGTAATGATAATAACAAAAAAAATGGCTATTAAATTAGTAGCCAAATATGGATCAATCAATAAATTATGTCTAAAATTATCATTAAATAAAAGTGATATTTCAAAAATAATAAATGATAAAATAAAAATATATAGACCGGGGATAAAAAAAAGATTACGAGATAGAAAGATTAACAAAAAAGTATTTGAGTATAAGTCTATTTACAATTTAGTCCATAAAGCTGCTTTTACATTATCTTTATGCCATGGTTATAGAAAAGAACCTTTGTATGAAGATTTAAGAGATTATTTGTTGGACTTTTTTTATGGAAGATCTGCAAAACAGATAGAAAAAATTCCAAAAAATAATAATTATATATATAAACTCTTTGTTATTGAAGGGTTTAGATTTATAAAAAATAAATATAGAAGAAAACATATGGAAATAACTTCATATGAGGAAGTTTTAAAAGGAGATAAAAATGGAAAATTATAAAAATAAAATGAAGATCTTATATGAAATAAGATCAAAAAAAACAAAAAGAAAAAATATGATAAAAAAAATAAAAAATATATTACTATGGAATATTCTTATTATTATTATGTTAATAGCTATTCCATTTTTATTTTTATTATCATTTGATATTATGTTTGAGATTACAGGAGGGATGAAAAATGTATCAATTATATTAGCAATAGCCTTGATGATATTGGTTATTACTTATAGTGTGCTGGCTGTTTACCTTTCCCAATATTGGAGTGGAGATTAAAAGAAGAAAAAGGAGAAATATAATGAAATGTCCGATTTGTAAGAAACTTTTTGTAAATAAAACAGATAAAAATTATAAAAATATTAAGCATTACAAATGTGAAAAAGATAAGATTGATTTGAGAATAATGAAAAAGGAAACAAGATGAGTAAAAATAAATATAAAAAATGGACAATGAAAAACGGAGATAAAATAAAAGTTAAAAAAATGAAAACTAGTCATATAATAAATTGTGTTAAATTGCTTAAAAGAAATGGCTTTGAATCATATTCAATATTTTCATTTTATATGAGCTGTAAGGGCCCATCTGGGGATATGGCACAATTAGCATTTGAAAAAGAACTTAATTATTGGATAGATAAAAAACCTACGAAATGGATAGACGTATTTAACAAAGAATTGAAAAAAAGAGGGGTTGAAGAAATATGAACACCGGAGCTGACTTAAAAAAAGTTAAAATAATATTTCTCAAAGAGTATTGGGAAATATTAAGATTAAAATATAGACTTACTAAATTAAAATATAATAAAAATAGGAGTAAATATGAGTAAAGATTATGGTTCTATTACAGAACAAAAAAAACAAAAAGTATTGCAACACTGCCGGGTTATGCGATATCACGGCAGGAATGCAAAGATAATAATTGATGAATGTATTGAGCAGGTGAAGCTTGATAATCGTAAGTTATCATGGTGGGATAGGGTTGATAATAATCATGTCCCGGGACAATTCAATCTAGGAGGGTTACATGGGTGAAACTTCAAGAATCGCAACAATCAATCACAATGGAAGATCTATAATTTATGCTGATCATTCGGGATTGGCAGGAGACGAGCTACTTAATAATATCAAAGCAGCCACAAAGAAAGTTTTAGATTTTCCGCTTTCTGGGGTTTTGTTTTTAGCAAACTTCGAAGAAACTTATTTCAATAAGGAAGTTAAAGCTTATATTGAAATCTCAGAAGATTCAAAAAAGTTCAATGAAAAGTGCAAAAAACAGGGCTTTGTTGGATTAACAAAAGTGAAGAAACTTTTTTTTAATGCGTATTGCAAGATAACCGGAAAAGAAATGAAATCATGTGATACGTTAGAAGAAGCGAAAGATTATTTAGTATCGTAATGAATCCACGGGATAACTTCCCGTGGTAAAAAAAAGGAGAGAGAATGTTAAAAGAAATAATTTATGATTACTTTAATGAAAAAAAAGAAAAAGAAAATTATACAGAGAGAGAATTAAATTTTGCACCGAGTTACTTTCATAAGTGTAAAAGACAAATAGCTTATAAGAAACTAAATTATGAACCATCGAATCCGCTTACAGAGGCTAATTATGCTAAGTTCGAAATGGGTAATTCTGTACATGATTCAATTCAAAATATATTAAAAAAAATAGGTATATGGATTGAGGGCGAAGATTTTAAAAATATTGAATGGTGTGGTTTGAACTGGATATATCGAATAGACGGAAAAATCCAAAAAGGCGATTATGTAGGAATCATAGAGATCAAATCTGTTTATGCCTCTGGGTTTACTTCTGTTGAAAAAGAAGCTAAACCAGAACACGAACTTCAATTATTATTATATATGATATTTGAACACATTGAAAATGGAATACTGTTTTACATTGGCCGGGATAATGGGTTTATGGTTGAATATAATTACCGGGTTGATACACTTTATAATAAATACGCAGATGAAATTGAGAATAAAATTAAAGATTTAACTGCGTTAAAAAGTGAAATTGAAAAAGGAATAATTCCGGATAGAGATTTTAATATATTATTGAAAAATAGTTCCGGTGTTATTTCATTTGATTTCCAGAAAGATAAAGTTAAATATAAATCTGATTGGCAATGTTCATATTGTCAATGGAAAAACTTGTGTTGGCAACAAGAAATAAAAGAAATTAAAAATCATAAGTTTTTTATTGATGGAAAATTCATTGATTAAAAGGAGTAATATTATGAGTGACCAGGATAAAATTGAAAAGAATTGCAATTATACAGCAGAGGCGCTGAAAAATGCAAATGACAAATTCATAGATTATGTAAAAGACTTACAGCTTGAAAATACTAATCTGAAAATACAGAATGAAATACTAACAGAAAGTAACAAAAATTATCTAAGAATAATTGAAAGGTATGAAAAACTGGTTGACCGAGCTTACAATAAAATGATGGGGTTATAACATGGAAAGGATTAAAAGTTGTAAGAATATATTCAAGATGTATTATAAATTTTTTAAGGCTTTTTTAAAATATTACAATTTTGAAAAAGAATATAATGAGTTTTATAATTATGAATATTTTACATTTTCGATGAAAATATTATACGAAAAAGAAAAAGGTGTTTTTTTTAGCTTAGAAAAAACATCAGAATTTATAAATTTCATGAGACATTCTATTATCAATATGAAAAAAGGTCTAAAAATATATTATTTAAGAAAAATTGACGAACAAATTCAAAAATATAGAAAATTATTAAATAAAAATAATATTGATTTAATTTTTAAATCTTTATAATTAAAAGGAATTTTTAATGAACATGACTAAGCGACAAAGAAAAATAAAAAAGCTTAAAAATAAAGACGAAGTATTAAGAGAAATAATATCAATATGTCAAGCAAATGTAAGCTGTTATGAAGATGCAAAAAAAACAGAATATGGGCCGTCTGATATATCGTTTGCGAAATTTAGATTGTCTAAAAAAATACTTGAAATAATTAAAAAAGATCAATCTTTTGATGAAAGAATGAAGGAGCGTTACGGTGTCTAATTTATTAAGTGATATTGAAAACATATCTAATCAATTGCAAGGTGTTATTGAATATATAGAAGAAGATGAAGAAATTATGTTGGTCAATGAAGAAGTATATAATAAAAAAAATATGTTAATTGAAATTAAAAAACTTATAGATAAAGCAATTGATAATGAAAATAAAAGAATAAATAAAATGTTGGAGGAATTAAATGCTAACAAAAAAGATTGAAGAAAAATTATTAAATAGTGAAAATTATAATGATTATGAATTTCCTATGTTATATATTGATGATATGGAAGAATTAAAATCCATTGCAGAAAAACAAGAAAATTTGATGAATGAAATGCATGAAATAATTAAAATACAAATTAGTCAATTAAAGAAAGAATATTCAATGGCATGTCGTCCCTATTATTTCGGACATCCAGGACAAAGAATAAAGCTAAAAAAAGAATTAAATAAAAAAATAATTCATATAAAAAAAGTATTAAGAAAATACCAGGAGTTAAATAATGAAAATTAAAATCTTAAAAATCAATCAAAGATTACCGGATATTACCGGCACTAACCAAAAAGGGTTCCCATATGTTGTTACGCAATGGAATTGTGATATATTAGTCAACGGTCAATCTTTGCAATTTCAAACAGTAAAAACGATGGAAAAAAATTTCTTAATTCAGCAAGGTAATGAATATGAAGTCAGGAAAGATGACTTCACTAATAGACAGACAGGACAAAGAACAATATCTTATATGATTGAGAAGGAAAAAAAACGATGGGGAGCATCAAAAAAACCGTCTTATACCAAAAAAGAATATAATGATTTATTTTTGTATGCATTAAATAAGTGTGGTATTGTTGTGCCAGAATTAACACAAGAAAACAAATGTAAAATATTCGCAACTTATTTCATTGGGGCCAAAGATGCAGGTGTTAAGATCCTTGATACAAAGCAATCAGAACCACCACAGCAAAATGAGAATGATACTTTTGATGATGAAGATTCAATACCATTTTAAGGGGATTATATGAAAACTGAATACACGGTAAAAAAAGTAAAATGCACCCAGGAGCTTATAGGTCAAGATATTCTTATACCAGACTCAGAAGAAAGCCAAGAAGTTATAAAGTCATTGCCATACGGAAAAAAGATGTATAATCAAACTGTTTATAATGCAAAACATAATATTGAACGTCATGATCTTTTTCATGCGTGTGTTAAGTTAATCGCCGATAATACCGGAAGGGATAAAGTAGAAATAAAAGAAAAATGCAAACTTGATTGCAGGCATATTGAAGGATATGTAACGTATCTTGATAAGAATGGCAAATCACGGGTAAACGTAACAACAAAATCAATTGCTTTTTCAAAAATGAATATTCAGGAAGCTAACGAATTCTATTCAAAAGCTTTTCATGTATTAGCCAGGGAGCTTAATATAACAACTGATAAGCTTATTGATGAGGCAAAATTACGGATGAAAACAAAACATTATTGTTTGTTGTGTGGTAAGCCGGCGACTCATAAACATCATCGTTTTTCACAAACAAAATGGGCTATTGAAAAATACGGAAGGAAGTTAATTGATGATGAAAAAAATATAGAATGGCTATGTCATGACTGTCATAGTAGTCATAATAAAATACCGGCAGAATTGATTTGGAGTGAGAAAAAATTTTGTGAAGCTTTGGGGATAACACAAAACAGCACAAAAGATAAAATAGTTAACATATTTGATGGTAAGGAGGTATAAACCCATGAAAGAAATTAAAGATTTATTAGATGAAGTTATGAAGGATGATTATTTAAAAAGTAAAATAAAACAGGCTTTTTCTGATAAAATTATTGAAACAATCAAATATAATACGGATGATATGATAAATGAATGCGTTAAAAGTATATTTGATGAAAAATTTAAAATAATTGTTCACGAAAAATTAAAAGAACAAAAAGATAATCTACAAAAATTGATTTTAGAAACTGTAAAAACCCAGATAGATAAAATAAAAGACAGAATTGAAATTAAATTAAGCAGATGGGATTTAAATAAAATATTTAATGATAGTATAAAATTTAAAGATTAAGATGATAAGAGGAATTAAATGATAACAAAAAAGATTGAAGAAAGAATAAAACAGTTAAACGAAAAAATTGATAAAATGGATGAAAATCAGAATGAAATAGAAATAGATGAGTGTATAACAAGAATAGACGAATTAAGTAAACTAAAACCCATTGCAGAAAAGCAAGAAATATTATTAACAGATTTCTATTATTTTATAGAAGGTTTAAATTATTCTCCTTTTTATCAAATAAAAATATCAAATGGAAGAAACAGAGAAGAATTATTAAAAATATATAAGGAGGTAAAATGATTTTAAGGAGTAAAAAATCTTATATTATAGGCAGCGATTACAGGACGACTATCAATCCTATGTTCGTTAATCCAGGTGACAAATTTACACAGCAAAAAAACGAAGATGGTTCTATATTATTGATACCAGAAAAAAAATAACCCGGATAAATAATCCCGTGTATCGGGATTACAATATTTACTATATGCCGGGTTTATTATAGGCATGCAGGGGTTTTTAATTTTTCTGCTCATAAACTCCTTTTAATGTTTGTTTCTTTCCCCTGCATGTCATAAAAAAACACAGGATCAAAAAAAGTCTCTGTGTAGCGGAGATTTTATTATTAAAACATGTAAATGAATATCTTAACCTTATTATCAAATTAAAACCGATCCTGTGTTTTTTATATTAAAATTTGGAGAGATTAAATATGGAAAATTTTAAAAAAATGAAATTATATAAAATAAAATGTGAGACTAAAACTTATCCTGGAATAAAAAAAGTGAATATTTTTGTCGTAAGTGAAGATATGGAGAATGCAATTATTAAACTAAAAAAATATTACGAAATAAATAAAATAATAAAAATTAAATATATCACAACTAAAATAATTTTATCGTAAAAAGGATTAAATATGGATAAATATAAATACATGGAAATGGCAAAAAGCATAATAAAAGAATTAAATATTTATAATCCGTATATTCATGCGGTTTCAAGTCATGGTAGCATATATATAAAATTTAAGAATTTGGCATTGTTAAGAACAATAAGAATTGGAGATCATAACGGGAGATTTAAATATAGATATAAATGGAATTTAAGAAGCGATATATTAAAAAGTCATATCGAAATGGATAGATGGTTCGAAAGATTTTATTATACTTTTGAAGATACTGGAAAAATGGTTAAAGATATATGTAATTATTATAATAAAATATATAAGGATTAAATATGAAGTGTCCAATTTGCGAAAAAGAAATGAAAAAATTTGATTTTTCAATAACTAAAATGCCAGATGAACTGTTATTTCAATGTCGGAGTTGTATGTATACTTATCATTTGTTAGGGCAGGAATTAAATATTAGTATCAAGAATTATAATTATAAATTTAAGTTTAATTTAAATTATAAAGAAAAAGAAAGACGAACAAAAAAAGAAATAATAAACAGGATTAACGCTTATCGGTTTTATATCTGCAAGGAAAAAATAAAAGATTATAATTTATTAGGAGGTAAAATCAGTGTTTTATAAAATATTAGGATTTATATTATTTTATGGCATCTGGATGGTTATAATAACATTATGCGCTTTCAGTATACTTGTATTAAGAAATTCGAAACTTAATATAATTAGAAAGTTAATAACTGTTTTATTTGCGGTTTTTGCAATAAGTTTATTTATTTTATGTGCAATTTCAATAATACATGAGAGTGTAAAAAATGATGTTAATATACAGATATCCAGATACGAAATAATGAATGATCCGGATTATAATAATATTTCCAGGATTCGTGAATATAATGAAACTTATTCAAAATACGCATTCTGGAATAATTCAATATTTGATATTTTTATATCAGATAAATATATTGAGAAAGGATATATAATAAAATGACTGATATAAACTGGAATGAGATAAAAGAAAAATATCCGAAAGGGTATGAAAAATTTAAATATAGTTGTTATCCAACAGATTTAAAAGATTCAGAATTTTGGATTGATAATGACAGAGACGATAACCCTATTATATATTATGATGGAAAAGAAGAAAGGTCATATATTCAGTTGCCATTATATTTATATTATGGATTATTAGAAAAGTTTTTTGATGATAATGGGATAATAATTGATATATATTATAAATTTAATTTTCATTTTTCTTATACTATATATTACAAAAATAGTATGGTCTTTAAAAGTTATTTTGAAGATAAAACAACATATAAACGAAACGAAGCTAAACCCGCAGCAATCTTTAAAGCATTCGAAATATTAGAAAAGGAGTTAATAAAATGAAACTATCAGAAGATATGAAAAGCTATCTTGAATATGTCGAAAATACAGGAATGTCAAATATTCCAAAAAACGACATTCAGCTGTATATTTCCAAAGTTGAAAAGCTTGAAAAAGAGATAGATTATTTAAAAAAGCTAAATAAAGTATTAACCGACGAATGTAACATTTATGCAAATAATGATATTAAACTGTATATTCACAGAGCAGAAGAACTCGAAAAAGAAAATGAAGAATTGAAAGAAAAATTAAACGAATATTTAGGAAATATAATTCAGAAAATACTGTCTGAAAATAAGCAACTTAAAGAAAAGCTAAACAAATATTTGCATATGGCTTGTGAAAGCAAAAAATCATGTAACTGTGAATGCCATAACTGCGAAATAGACAGTGACAGTGAAAGCCTTGAAAACTCCGGTGTTACCGGATAAAAAAAATAAATATCGTTCATAAGCCGGGGAAAACCGGTTTATTAAAAAAAAAAGGAATGATTATGATAACAATAGGAATAGTATTTATTTTGTATGGGATTGGTATTTTAATCTGCGCAATCGGCAGCATATTAGCAGGATAAAAATATGGTGAGGTAATTATGAGTCAATATAAATGCATTGAATGTGATTATTGTGGAAAGTGGCAAATGAGTATGTCAAGAACATATCAAATATTTAGAAAATTCTTAGAAAAACATTTGGGGTGGAAAAATATGAAAGTAAAAAATAAGATATATGATTTTTGTTGTAAAGAATGTTATGAGCTCTGGAAAAAGGGTGATTCATAATTATGAACTATTTAGAATCTCAGATGATTGAAATGTTTATTCAGTATTATAAAGAAGATCTAAAAAAAATTATGTTAAATATTTTTTGGATCAGATATCTTGAATATATAACAAAAGATTGGCATTGACATTGTGTAACAATGTGTTATAATATCAAAGAAGCGTTACAATGAGCCTTTAAGGCTGGTTTTTTGGGTTTGGTAACGCTTCCCCGAGACCGGCTTTAAAGGCTTTTTTCTTTCCCGGGTGTCTAGTGGGAAGATGCACCCCTTGGCAGGGATTGTCAGTGTAGCAAGTTCGAGTCTTGTCACCCGGTATAAAATAGTTGCTATGTGGCGGAAGATAGACGCTATGCATAATAGATGAGGATGAAGATTATGCGGAGAAAGTCCCATGGTTAACCATCGTGTAAGTATCGAATCTTATCATAGCAACTATTTATTATATATGGAGGAAAATATGAAAATTATAGAGTGTTGTAATATAACAAAAGAGCCATATTATATTAGATTAGATAAATTAAAAGAATTAAAACCGTTTTTAAAAGAATTAGATAATAATTTATGTCAATTAAGATCGATACGGATAGAATATAAAAGCAATGTAATTTCTTTATGCCATGATAATACATCAGGATTAAAAAACGTGATTGACAAATATGTAGACAAATTAACTGATTCAATCAAAATAGCTTATTCTAATAGTAATAAAAATCAATTATATGAAAAGCTATTAAGAAAATCAATTAAATACTTAAAACGATAAAGGAATAATTATGCAAGTATTTTTTCCTACGCTTAATATGTTTGAAAATGCAAAAATATTAGATTATAGACGGCATAATAAGCAAATAATAGAAATCATTCAAATAATCGCAGTTAATTCAAATGATTTATATCTATTAAAGAAATGGAATATTATTAAACCAATAGGAAATAAATATAGATTTAAATTATATAAATCAATAAAAAATCATACAATAACAAAATTATATAAAAATCATACTGCTTTTTTATATTCATATTTAAATGTTTTAATTTATTCCTGGATATTTGAAAAAAAATATAACGGAAAAAAATATTTAGAAATTTATAATTATTTATATAAAAAATATAGAGATTCAGATATAACAACTGATTTACCAGAATTTATTACTGCGGAATTTTGCAAACAACATCAAAATAAGTTATTGGAAAAAGACTATAATCATTATAGTAAATTTTTTAGAAAGGATTAAATAATGCAACCACGGGAGAAGAAATCAATGAAATTAAGTGAAGAAATAAAAGAAGATTTAGAAGGTTATTATAATAAAAGTAGCTATCCATATATATTATCTATATTAGAAAATTTTATTAACAATCAGACAGACGAAATAAAAGAATATATTTATAATGATTTGATAACAACTTATTATAAAAAATATAATAATTTAATATCAAAAAAAACATATAAAAAAAGGTGAAAAAATGAGCGATAATAAAAAATATTATTATTTAAAATTTAAAGAAAATTATTTTGAGCAGGATCAAATAAAAGTTATTGAATCTATGCCAAACGGATGTGAATATTCTTTAATAATTTTAAAGTTGTATTTAAAGTCGTTGAAATGGGAAGGTCAATTAAGAATAAATGAAATTATCCCATACCATGAAGATAAAATAGACCTATTGGCCGGTGTAATCGGGCATAAACCGGAGACTGTAAAATATACAATACAAATTGCAAAAGAATTAGGAATGATAAAAATAATTCAAACAGGAGAAATTTTTATAACAGATATTCAAGATTTTATTGGTCATTCTAGTACCGAAGCAGATAGAAAAAGGGCTTATAGAAAGCGCCTTAAATCATGTAATAGAAATAAATTAAGCAAGTTAGACAATAAAGGGACATTTTTGGACAAACGTCCACCAGAGCTAGAGCTAGAGTTAGAGAAAGAGATAGAGATAGATAATAAAAAAGACAAGAATACTCTCTCTAAACAGCAATTAAAAAAAGAAGAATTAAATCAAGAAGTTGAAAAACTATATCAGTTATATCCCGGTAGAGACTCGATACAAAAATATTCAACCGGGAAATGTAAAAAAAATAAAGAGCAGCTTAAAAAGCTATTGAAAAATAAATCATATGAACATATAAGACGGGTAATATTAGAATACCTGGAAGAAAGAAAGAAAGCTAAATTATCGATTAAAACTTTTTCTAATTTTTTAAATGAATTCCCGGATGTTGAAGAATATGACATCGAAAATATGTCGGTAGAAGAAATAGAAAAATTAGTTGAGGAGGGTAAAATATGATATGTCCGCTAAGGGAAATTCAAGCAGCAATTATGTTATCAAATGACAAGATAAACAATAATGAGTATGATGAAGAATGTATGTGTATAACTTTTGATTGTGCTTTATATAATTTTAGAAAAGAAAAGTGTGGTTTAATAAATGAAAGATAACATTATAGGAGTAATAAATGAGTAAAGAACAAATAAGTGAAGAATTTGCAAGAGAAATATTATTAGAAACAAGTTTAATCAAAAGAGGTGATTTAAAATTATGTATAAAAAGAATCATAAATGATTTGAAAGAAAAAGGTTATATAAAACAATCAAGAGAAGACGAATTAAAAGAAATTATAAAAGATTATGAAACTATGTTAAAAGGTAAATATTTCTATGATTTAGAAAATCATAAATATGTAAAATGTAATTATATAGAAAAGTATGTAGAATCAGTAAAAGAATTGATTGAAATATTAGAAAATAAATTAAGGTAAAATGAAGAAATAAAAAGATTAACCCAGGAGAGTAAAATATGAAAATAGACTGGAATAAAATAAAAAATGAAAGCTTTTTAGCGTTAGAGAAATTTTTATTTTGGCTTCAAAAAAATGATTATTTTCAAGGGTATAGAAGTGACTCCGCTTTCGCAATGCATCTATTTGAGTTATTGGAATTGAACCCTGTTTGCTATTGTGATCTTGAAAAATTTTTTGATGATAACAATTTAATAATAACCTATAAATATTTAGGTGGCTGGTATTGGATATATATAGAACAATCAGCAGATTGGAAAGGGTATTTATATTCTAATGTATCAGGAATTAAAACACGAGACGAAGCAAAACAACAAGCAATATATAAAGCCTTTGAAATATTAGAAAAGGAGCTTAACAAATGAAATTAAGTGAATTAAGTGAAGGAATAAAATACAAATGGAAAGATGAAAATAATGATGAACAATTAAATTCATTTATAGAAGATATTCTGCCAGAAATTGAAAAACAAGAAAATTTTATGAATGAAATGTTAAAAAATAAGATAGATCAATGTAAAAGAATAGAAAAAATAGTTACTTTCCCAGTAAAAAGTGAATTAGAGGGTTTGCTTGCTGATATTTTTATTGAAAATAAAGAAATAATTGAAAAAACAACTGGTAAAATATGGGAGAAAATAAAAAATGAAATTAAGTGAAAGTATGAAAAATTATATGAAAATAATTAGTGAAGGTAAAAATAATCTAAATGCTTATGGAGTGTTAAAAAGTTACTTATCAGATGTGATGAAACTTGAAAATAAAATAGAACAATTAAAAAAATATAAAAATGAATTTATAAAAAAACTGGAATCAGGATTTTTAGAATTATTATGGTTAACAGTTTATAATGCTGATTTTAGTAATGGTGTTAATTATAATGGTATTGACGAGGGTATTACAAAATCATATAAGATTATAGATGATATTTGTAAAAAAACTTTTAATAAAAATTATAATGAGATATTAAAATTAAGGCAAAATAATGAATAACATTATTGATAAATTAAGACAAAAATATCCGGATAAAGAATTTGTTGACGCAGATATAGAAATAATTGAAAAATGCATTGATGGTAATTATACAGAAGATGATTTTTTCTATGCATGTGAAAAATTATTCAAAACAACAAAAGCAAAATCTATTAAATGCTTTCAAAAGAAAAAAGTGTTTATTGATTATAGAAATATGCATAGAGATAATTTCCCTGCATGGGTTAGTAATTTATCTTATGATGATCAGTTTGCATTGAAAGAAATATATAGGGAAATAGTATCTAGGCTTATGTTAGAGCACGATTATTACAATTGTAATCATCCTGATATATTAGAGTTAATCCAGGCATATCACAAAGAGAGCGTTCCTTATTGGTGTATCCGGGCCTGCATTATTCATGAGCTTAATTATTATATTCCGATGAAAAAACAGCAACTGATTGAGTTTATGAATAATGCAAAAATATTTAAAGAAAAGTGTAAAGAAATATATAGAAAAAATAGAGATTTTAAAAAAGAATCTCAAGAATATTTAAAAGAGATAGGAGTAATAAAATGAAAATATATAAATCTATAATAATAACAATTAAAATAATTTATTATTATATAAAGATAATTATATTAAAAAATATAAAAAAGTTAATCTTGGTTAATTTCCCTTATAAAAAACATACTATTTTAATTGGGGATGAAACTGAAATTATAATTGATTATTCATTGAATGTAAAAAATATTCCAAATTGCTCATTTAATAAATTATTTATAGGAAATTATAGATTTTATAAAAATGTGAATTGTATAAGAGTATACAATTTAAATTTAGGGAATTGTAAAAGTAGCTTTGTTAATTGTATAAATATTAAAAGTTGTATAAATTTTAATAATGTTAAAAAATTTAAACTAAGAGAAAAGAAATTATATTTTTGGAGTAAAAGATGAAAATATTTGAACGACAAAAAACATTTAAAAGAAAAGCAAAAGAAGAATTAAATATAATAAAATAAAAAAAACAGGAAAAAATATGAAGTTGGATTATGAAAAAATAATTAAACAGGCTGAAAAGCTGAGCATATTCCCAGCATGTATAATTAAGAGAAAGCTTAATTACAGAAAGTCAAACGATAAAAAATGCTGTGGTAAATGCGCAAACAAAACAAAAGTTAATTATAAAGACCGGGAAGCTATTCAATGTAAAATAATAGGCGAATATAATAATATTAACCATGATGTTGAATTAAATTATATTTGCTTAAAATATAAATATGGAGGAATGCAATGATTGAACCTTTTAAAGGTGAGTTTGAATTATTTGATGTAAAAAGTCGAAGGAATGTGACTGACAAAAAATTAAGGCTGATTTTAGAATGTCCTAGGGAAATTGAAAAAGATGAAGAGTTAACAGCGTATAAGTTCAAGAACGTTAAAGTTAACATCATCTTAAAGGGTAGCGAATCAACAAAAAAAATTGAAGGTACATTTGAAGTTTACAATGTTGATACAAGAAGACTGAAAAACGGAAATAAGATTAGGCTTGTCTTAGAGCAGATGTATGATAAGGATCAAGATCTAATTTGTACAGAGTTTAAGTTTTATGACGTAATTTTATCTATGGAGGCTTTACCGGACGATATGTTTGAGGACATTGAAGATCCGGAAGTGGAATAATTTATAATAGTTGCTATGTGGCTGAAAAATGCTTATATCAGGGCGAGCGTCTGAAATCTGGAAATGAGTAATTATAGTTAAGTATCCAGAAACTTAATTATAACCATAGCAACTATTTATATTAAAGGGATGAATGTTATGATTGATCAAAATGGAAATGAAATTATTTTAATGAGTAAAGAAGAAGCAGATGCATCGGTTGAAGAAATGACTAATATGATTGAATTTTTTGATGGTATATGTGAATATTGTGGAGAGAAAAGAATGAATTGTGATTATGAAACTTGTAAATCATTTGATGAGTATAGATAATATTATATAGTTGCTATGTGGCGGAAGATAGACGCTATGCATAATAGATGAGGATGAAGATTATGCGGAGAAAGTCCCATGGTTAACCATCGTGTAAGTATCGAATCTTACCATAGCAACTATTTATTTATATAAGGATTTTAAAGTATATTTAAAAAGGAGAATAATAATATGGTTAATTTTTATGTTGATAAAAAAAATATTTTTAAAAGCAGTGCAGGAAAAAATTTTTATGCTAAAAAAGGGGATATAATTATATTAAATAATATTAAATATCAAATAATTAGCATTAAAAAAGAATTTACTTTTGAAGAATTTAGCAGGGATGAAAATCAATTTGTATATTTGGAAAGTATTTAACATGAAAAATATAATAATATTATTTTTGTTTTTTATCACTTTATTTTGTTATGCTGATATGACAAAAGTCAAAATAATAAAAACTATGCCGGCATCCCAAAATAATAATTATACTAAAATAAATATAGTTAAATATCGGGGATATACAGGATTTAAGGTCGGAAATTTATATTTATTATCTTTAAGATTTTTTGATACTATAAATCATGAAAAGCAGATTTACAAATGGTATATATTTACGGAATGTGGACAGGAATTTTTGAGGGTTAATGACAATGTATGGTGCTTGTCAGTTATCCAGGATGATTATATAGAGTTTATTTTTAATTTAGATATATTTAAATATAACAAGTTAAAATATCTAAATTTGAAAGTTAAATTAAAGGAGGTTAAAAAATGAAAGTATATTGTGTAGACTGTATATATTATTATGATCTTGATATCAGAAAAAAATGCCAATTTTCATTTTCTGAAAAAAAGAAAAATTGCAATGATTGGTTATATGACCCATTCTCAGAGTTAGAAATATGTGAAAAAATAAATAAAAATGGTAACTGTGAGAATTATAAAGAAGGAAAAGAAAGAAATAAACGTAAATATAAATATTGTTATCATTGTATTCATAGAATTAAATCGCCTAGGGCTGCTGGTTCAAAATGTGAAGTCACAAAAATTAAAGAGAAAAAAATTGATTATGTTGAAAAAAAAGAAATAAATATATATTATAATCAAGAATATTATGAATTGAATGAGAATGGTGATTGCAAATATTTTAGAACATATACGAAATATAAAGAATATTATCCAGATCAAAACGGTGAATTATCTATTATGGATGATAAAACTGGACAATTAAGCAATTGTGAAGAATATGGGAAATTATCAATATTTAAAAAAATAAAGAAAATTATAAAGGGTTAAAATCCTATGTATCGGGATTAAAATAAATTAAAGTTTATTTTGAATTTATTTTATTATTTGTTCAAGGCAGGATTGATTTCTTGCCTTGTTTATTAAAGGAATTATTATGACACCATTTCAATTATTAGACAAAATTGAGGAAAAATCAAAGGTTTTACTACTCCCAGGAAAAGACCATGCCTTTTATCATGGATTTTATAGGGGTTTATTAAGTATTTTGATTAAAAAAAATAAAAAAGTAGAAAAATTTTTAAAAGAAAGGTATGAAATAAAATGAAAAAAAATTTAGTTTTAGAAGTTTTTTTTAAAAATACTTTAACAATTCAAAAGCAAGGAATAGCAATATTTTATGTGTATGATTTAGAGCATAATCTTGTGATAGAAAAAAAATATAAAATAAAAGAATTTAAAGGTGTAGAATATGCTAATTTATTATTAAGTTTCTTAGAAGAAATGGATTATGATCTTATATCAATGATAGCGGCAGGTGAAGGATACGTATATTTAATACAGGAGGTCAAATAATGAAACATTTAAATAAATTATATATAAATAATCTTGACGAACTGTCTAATGTGATGAAACCATTTAACCGGTTTTTAGATGATATTATTTATTTTAGCTTAGAGCAGAGAGAAAATAAAAGCGGTGAATATTGGGTTGTAGTTATTATTTTATCTGAAAGAATATTTAATTTGAAAGGATATAGTTATTAAAATGAATATTATATCAATAGATCCGTCATTAACAAGTACCGGGATATTTATCAATAAAGGACGAAAAAATCTAACAATATCGACAGCTAAATTAAAATCAGAAAAAGAAAAATATAATTATATTCGAGAGTGTTTTGAGGTGATAATAGATGAAAATAAAATTGGTTTATGTTTGATGGAAGATTACGGCTATTCAACACAGAGAATGAAAACGCAAGCGGAAGTTAAGGGTATCATATTATCAATAATGTATAAGAATGATATACCGGTAATGAAAATTCCGATTAACACCTGGAAATCTTTGATTGATTATTTACCAGATGAAAAAGATAAAAAAAAGAAAAAACCTTACATGCAAAAAATAAATGAACATTATAAAAAAGAGTTCAAAAGCACAGATGAATGTGATGCATACTTAATCATGCGAGCTTGTTATCTTGCTTATCAAGGGGCCTGTAAGATTGAATCACATTTGTTATTGCAACGAAAGTTAAAAGCGATGGGAGAATTATTTTGATAGAATCAAGATTAGAGATTGAAACCAAAGCAGAAAAAGAAAAAGTGTTATATAATTTTTATAAAAAAATAAATCAGGCATTGCAGGAAAATAACCCGATGGAAATAAGCCTGATAGTAGGTGCTTTTCATGTGTATGTTAATACAACGAAAACTTACAATTTAGATAAGAGTTGATTAAATAATTATAAAGTGTTATATTGTTAATAACTTCCCTCCCAGGGGAAAATCAAAAAATCTGTCATTTAAAGCCCGGGCTAAGCTCGGGTTTTTTATATTGAAAAAAAAGTAAAAATAGTATAAAATAGAATTAAGAGCTTATCATGAAAGATAGACAAGGCAAGTATTATTACAATGATTACAATTTCGAAAACTATAATAATATTCCTCCCGGCAGTATGCACTTTTTAAGAGCAGATAATGAATATATAAGACTGAAAAATGAAATAGAGAGAGAAGATGAAGAAAATATATAATGGGTATATGGGCGGGTATATAATTGATTGTATAGAACTCAACAAAACTTTTGAATGTAAAAAATTTGGAGTTAAAGGCATAAATGTTCCGGTAAGGATAAAAGAAATAGATATAAGACAAGGTGAAAAAAGATATTATCTAATTTTTGATAAATCGATAACAAGAATATTTGTGAAAAAAAATATAAATAATAGGCAGAGAAAAATATGATTGACAGGAAACATGCAGGTGGAAGACCTCTATTATATAATAGTCCAGAAGATTTGGAAAAGGCTATACTAGAATATTATAAAGAATGTAAAGATAATAAAAAAACTATAATAACCAAAGAAGGCAAAGAAATAAAAATAAGTTTTCCATTGATACCTACAATAGCGGGTTTAGCCTATCACTTAGGTATAGACAGGCATACGATATATAATTATGAAAAAAGAGATGAGTATTTCCACACTATAAAAAAGGCGAGAGATTATATATTATCACAGATGGAAAGTTCATTGATGAATAGTGACGGAAATGTGACTGGAAAAATATTTCTTGCGAAGAATTATGGATATACGGATAAAAAAGAAATAGAACATTCAGGTGATTTAAATATTTATCAACAATTATCTAATTTATCAGAAGATGAATTTAATAAGATGAAAAAGAAAATTAAAAATGCTAACAAAGAGTGATATCTGCGAATATGTTCTAGAAGTATCAGAGACTATAAGAAAAGCTAAGGATAATTTTTGGATATTCTGTAAATTGCTGCATGGATATAAAGATTATTGGTGGCATTTAAAAGAATTATGCAATATATTACAATCCTTTTATGAAAATAAGTTAATAAATAAAGAAACTGATTCGCCTTATAAAAAATTGATGATTAACTTACCTCCTAGACATTATAAAACTAGAACACTTATATTATTTTCATGCTGGATTTTAGGGAAAAATATAGATGAAAAAATTATATCAACAGCTTACAATGATGATCTTGCAACTGAATTTTCGAGATATACAAGAGATGAAATATCAAGAGAAAAAAATTTCGACTATGAAGTAGTCTATTCAGATATATTCCCGAACACAAAAATAAAATATGGAGATTCTAGTCATCGAAAGTGGGCATTAGAAGGGAAGCATTTTTCATATAAAGGTGTAGGTATAGGAGGTTCAATTACAGGGAAAGGATGCAGCATGGCCGTCATAGATGATCAGATCAAAAATTATGAAGAAGCATGTAGTGAATTGGCACTTGAAAAAATATGGAATTGGTATACAGGTACATTTTTATCGAGGCTAGAAGAAGGAGCGAAGCAAATAATAGTTATGACAAGATGGACAGATAAAGATATTTGCGGGATGATTCAGGAAGATAAAGAAGAATCAAAAGAGTGGTATTATCACAGGAAAGAAGTGTGGACAAAAGAGGAAGGAATGCTATGCGAAGATATGCTATCTTATGAGACATATCTTGATAAAAAAAAGATAATGAATGAAAACATATTTTATTCAAATTATCATAATGTCACAATACAAAAAAAAGGAAGGCTATATAAAAAATTCTCTACATATGATGATTTTGTATATCAAAAAAATGGGACTTTATGTTATAACCGGTTTATTGGGTATATAGATTACGCAGATGAAGGAGATAATTATTTATGCTGTATATTTGGGCTAGAATATTTAAAAGCTGGGTATGTCACAGAAGTAATATACACACAAGAGCAGTCCGAAAAAACAGAAGATTTAATTGTTGACGCTATAATAAGAAATAAAACAATGAACATAAAAATTGAGAGTCAATCAGGAGGGAAAGCTTTTGCAAGAAATGTTGAAAGGAAACTGAAAGAAAAAGGAATACATAATGTTAGCATTGAATGGTTTCATCAAAGCAAAAATAAATTGAGTAGAATATTTAGTAATCAAACAAATGTAGAAAAAAGAGTATTATTCCCAAAAGATTGGGCTTATAGATGGACAGATTTTTTTAAGGCAGTTAGTACTTTTATGAAAAGCAAAAAAAATAAATATGACGATGCCCCAGATGGTTTAACTGGATTTATTGAAATGATAGACGATGGGCAGGGAGGGGTATATTTTGATTGGTAGTAAAAATAAAATTTCTAATTTAGAGGAAATATTTAAAGATGAGCATAACTTAAAAATTAAAATAAAAGCACTACAAGAAATTGATAGATGGGCTTATGGAAAAAGAGAAATAATAATAACAAATAAAGGTAATTATTTAATTTATTACAATGATAATAAGATGATTACTGATATCTTTAAAATGTTAAAAAATGGACAGCGAAAATTGATGAAAACATTGTAATTGACTTATTTTAAGGTTTATTATATAAATAGTTCAGGGGAATAACATTGAATCCATTTCAAAGAATTAAACTTAAAATACAATCTTCCCAGGAAAGAAAAAAGTCAAGTAAAATATTATCTAATAGAGTTAAGGCAGTTGTTCAGGCATTTGGTGAATCAGGTCGAGAGGCGAGTATATTAACACCGGAAGTGCTTGAAGAAATATACAACCAAATAAAACAGCCTGACAAAAATAATTATAAAACATATGCTGCCCAAATCGAAGCGATATACAAAATGTATTATAATGAATCTGATTATGGTGGAGAGTTGCTTAGAGGGCTTATTGACATGCAGACTGCTATGTTATGCGGTGAAGGTATGAATGTCTGCGTTTTCGATTCTCCTGAATTTCTGGAAGAACAAAAAAAACAAGATGAAAAAAAGAAAGTTCAGCAAGGTTCTGCGAAGGGACCATTAGGTCAAATTGGTTTGGAAGGTCCGGAACAAAGGGACCAGGAAGAAGAAATAACAGATGAGAAAAAAGAGCAAGTAGAAACGTTTATAGAAAATTTCAAGGATTGGAATAATTTGGAAGGTGAGGGGTTAATTGAAATGGGTGAGTGCATAAGCAAAGAAGGAAAGATCGCCCTTGTTTTGAATCCAATGAAAAAAGATGGAAAGACAATAATCAAAGTTGATATATTTGAATGGTATTATAACAGGTATGATATTTACTTGGAAAATGGCGAAGCTGTGAAAATGACTTACACAGAAGAAAACAGCAATGAGCCTAAAACAATAACAAAAGACAGGCTTGTTTACATGCAGTTTTCCGGAACAAAAAAAGATACTTATAGAACGCCTCCTAAGGTTGCAAATGTACTTACACAAATTGAAAACTATTCAAGATGTGGCTATGATTTAAGAAAGAATAATCACTTGTTTGCAAAAAGTTTCTTGTGGTTTGAAACTCAAAACGCATCTGATTCTAATTCGATAAAAAAAGATTTAGAATCAACACAATTCAGAACTGGCCGAGGCGGAGCAGGAACTGGGAGGCCTTCGATTGTATCACCCACAACCGGAGCGGCTGATAATATAGAAAAAGAAAGGGTTATGTTGATTAAAGACATTGCAACCGCTATGAGTTTCCCTGTGTTTTATCTTAATTATCCAGAGCTCCTATCTAATAGATCCGTAGCTGAAACAATGAAAGAAGCAGTTAACCAGGGATCAAAAAAAGACAGGCTTATTTTTGAATCTGGCATGAAAGAATTGATTGTAAAAGGCATGGCACTTGCAGCAAAAAATAATTTCGAAGGTGCTATATATGAACCTGATATGTTCGAGGTTAATATTCCGTTAATAACAATAGATACACTCAAACAGTTGATTGATGTGTTTATTCCGCTTATGGACAAAAAAATAGTATCAAAAAGTTACGTTCAAGGAAAAATACCTGGTATCAATCCGGCAGATGAAGAAAAGCAGATTGAGCAGGAAACAAAAGAAAATATAATGAATAATCCAATTGTCCAGGGTACTATGAATGATGTAATGAGTCAACAGGCCCAGGATAAAAATATAAAACAGGAGAAAAAAAATGAAGTTGTCGTCTCACGTTAACATTGAAACGAAAGACAAAGAAGTTATATGCGATGAAAAAAAAACAGAGAAAGAAGAAAAAATGCAAAGCGCTACAATTAGTTCACATAATCTTATACCAAATAATATAAAAATCGAACCTCAAAAAATATTAAAAGGTTTGAAGAAAGGTAAATAAAATGGCATGTGGAACAAAATTCAAATCGAAAGAAGCGAAAAGAAAATATGAAGCTTACAAGCATATAAATCTTAAAAAGAAAGAAAAAAAAAGGAAAGTTAAAAAATAATGAAAGAAAGAATTATCTTACAAGCTTTTTCATTTCAACAATTATCTCAGGATGAAATCATAAAGATGATACCGGAAGAAACATTGAGGGAAATTAAGCTGAAAGATGAACATCCTTACTTCCAAGTATATTCAATTTGTCATGACGGAATAAGTAACCCTAAACTTCTAAAAGATGGGGAGAAGAAAAACGAGAAAATACACTGGACAAAACAAGCTGTACAATCAATGAAGAATGTAATCAAAAAAGGGTTGAAATTTTTTCATTTGCATAATAAAGATAATTCTACTGTGAATCGTAGAGAGATCGGAGAAATAATCGCGCATTCACAGCAAGAGATAAAAGGAAAATTGCATCAATTAGCAATTGGCTACTTTCCGCCAGAAACCCGGGAAGAAGCTAAAAAATATGATGTATGTTCACATGAAGGGGTGTGGGAGTTTATAATTTCAGCAGGGAAAAAAATAGCTGATAAAATAAGTGATCTTACAGGCATTGCGCTTGGATCTTCCGACGAAGATATACCAGCATTCGCGGAGAGTAGACGGCTTGGTATGGTGCAGTGCTTTGCTGAATCAAGTGGAGAGCTTGATAATAAAGAAGGTGGAGAGCCTTCAAAAAAAGAGGTAAAATTCATGAGTATTACTTTAAAAGATGTAATTGACTACATTGTGGAAAATAATGTACATATTACACAATTACCGTTTGATATCGAGGATGTTAAAGCGGATAGGAAATTAGGGAAAATCATCACCGATTTAGAGGCCGAAAATAAAAGCCTTAAAACTTTTCAGGAAAATGCAACCAAAGAAAAAGAAGAGTTCGAAAAGAAAATAAAAGAATATGAAGGGAAAGAAAATCTTACAAAAGCAAAAACAATATTTTCAGAAATGTTGAAAACAGCAGAGGAAAAAAAGACTATCGGTGAGAGAGAAAAAAAGTTTATTGAAAAAAGGTTTGAAAAAGAAAGCATTGAAGACTTGACAGATGCAGGTTTAAAAAAATTTTTTGATGAAAAACTCGAAGAATATAAAACTGATATCGCGCCTCTGATTGGGGATGAGACAGAGATCTACAAACCTAACGGATCGGCCGGTAATGTTAAAAACAATGATCCTGCTGATATGACAAAGGCTGAAAATAATGAATTGTTGGAAGAAGATTATGACCCTTACAATATGTAGGAGGTAAATTATGTTTTATCCGCGCGATCATCAAGTATACGATGAATCCTATGACGTGCAGCCGGCAGCGGCGGTTTTGAAAGGTCAACCACAGCAGATCGAAGATGTTTTCGGGTTTTGGTTGACTAATACAAAAAGAGATGTAGCCGGGACATTGTTAAGAAAATCAGACGGAACTTTTCCTGAGCAAACACTCATATACAAAATGAGACAGGTAGAGGCTGACAAATTAACAGGAAGCGGTGAAGAAATACCAGCATTGGCGAAAGTGTATGCGGTTGTGGCACAAGCTCATTTCATAACAGCAAATCCGGTCGGTGTGGCTGGTGTAGACTATTACTATTGTGGAAGATCAAAGTTTGCAGCGAATGCAGATGATGAAACTGTTATCATTAACTTTGACGGTACACGATACGACGAAAATATATAAGGAGGTAAGCAATGAGTATATTAAAAGTCGATAAAAACGGAAATAACTTATTTTTTCAAGCCTTAGAAAAAGCGGCAGTTGATAAAGACAAACAGTCAATGGAAAAATGTAAAATAGCATTGCAGGCCTTCATTGATAAACCACGAAAAAAAAGCAAACTTGTTAAAACGAAGTTAACAGAAAAAATACAGGCGTTTACTGTAAGCACTGATCTTCCTTTTCTTACAGGAGAGCCATTTAAACATACACATGAAGAAAATGAGTATGATATGGGATACGAAATGGCGTTTGATAATGTGCCAAAAGTTAAAGGTAAAAGGTTTTGGTCATGGTTAACCACACAAGATGCATTGACAGTTAAAAAAGTTCCCGAAGGCGGAAGGATTGATGTTGTTGGAGCGTCCGGAGATAAAGTGTATTTTCATTGTAACAAATACGGTGGTGCGCTAGGTTGGACTTATGAAGCTATTGAAGGTCGTGAAATAATGCAGTTAATTAGACTAGCACGAAGATTCAGAAGTGTTCAATATGAAACAAAATCAAATATTGGATATTTGCTATTACAAACGGCAGCGGCTTCTAACCCAGTCACAGCATATCAAACAACAGGTGCAGGTCAATTACAAAATGATATTCTTACTATCAATCTAGCAATTTTGACATTGACAAAAAGATTGAAGGACAAAGGGTATGGTGATATGGCTAACGCTCGTGTTATCATATATGCACATAGAGATCTTGAAAATAGAATCGGTGCAGCATTGAGAGCGACGACAAATGCGCTTGCAACGGCAGGAAGTTCAGGACAGCAGATTACATCAAGACCGATTGATATTATATATACATATAATTCAGCGATTTCCTGGGATAAACCAATCGTATTAGTGCCGAAAAACGGGCTTATGAAAATGGATTATATGTTACCGACTGTTATGACAGACAAACAGGACATTCTCACATTGAATATAGCTCAAGCAGTTTGGGCTGATTATGGATTCGGCGTTGGTGATACAGAACAATGTCAGAACTTTTTAATGAGTTAAGAGGGTAAAAATGTTTCAAGTTGGCGTAAATAGTTGGATATCAATAGCAGACGCAGACGAATATTTTAATGATATATGGGACGGCTCTTTTTGGTCGTCCCTTTCCCTTGCTAATAAGAAAAAATTATTGATAACTGCGAATAAATGGATATTGTCTGCCGGGTATTCTATTTCTCCGAGCTCAACTTCTCAAAAAGTAAAAGACGCTCAATGTGAATTGGCAATTGAAGTATATAATTCATATGATGAATATAAGAAAAGAAAAACATTATACGGCTCCGGTGTTAGAAGTTTTAATTTCAATGGATGGTCGGAAACTTTGAAAAAGGCAGAATTGCCGGTTAATGTAGCGGATCTATTAGAAGATTTTGCAAGTAATTCGAATAACAAATTTTTTAATCTTTCCAGGGATTATGATTAAAGACAGGGGTAAATAATTGAGAAAATATGTATGTGATTTTTGTGGTGTTGAAAAAACAGAAAAAGATTTAAAATTTATATCACACCAAAATGACGATAAAATATGGGGTTATTTGTTAGAACGAAATGAAGAAAAACAAATATTATCAATTGAACATGCAAGATTTAATGAATGCGAAAATCACATTTGCTATAAATGTTTTTTTAAATTTTATGAATGGGAAAGTAAAACAAAAGGTTTAGAAGATGGACGAAGCGACAAAGAAAAAAATAAAAGTATTGATGAATAGAGTAGAAAGCGTACAGAATAGAATTGATAATATCCTAAAAGAATGCGCAAAAAGCAATAATGAAACTTTGTTATTTTGGTCCGGTAAAGAAGAAGAGCTAAAAAAAGAATATCAGGTGTTAAAGACTGTATATAGTATTATAATAAAATATATAATTGAGAATGAATATTGGAAAAAAGCAAAGTCGGAAGTACAACGAGTTAATGGGCTAAAAAGCGTTAATAAACACATAAGACAGGATTATAAAGAAAAACAAATACATACAAGGACAATAAATATATTATATCAAAATGCCTATAATAGCTTTGCTACTGCAATTGATACAGGGTTAAAAGAACGGGTTAAATTATTAAATAATATTCAGCAAGCAGTTGTTAAAGTAAACAGGGTAAAGGAATTAGAAGAATGACACCAATCGAGAAACTTAAACAATTAAGATCAGAAATAGTCGAGATGTCAATCAAAGGTGCTTTGATAACTATATTATGCAAAGATGGAAAATTTCGGGATTATAAAATAAAAGATTATGCAAAACTATGTGTGTATGTAGAAGCCATGAGGGCACAATCAAAGGCAACTATCAATATTGCAATGGAATATGACAGCGATCTTATACAAGTCTCTAAACATAATTCTATTTGTGATGTGTGTAAAAATTACGACGGTAAGGTATTTTCAATAAGTGGTAATGATCCAGACTTTCCTTATTATGATGACTTCATCCCGGCGCATCCCAACTGCAAGCATACCACAACAGTAATATTCAGAGAAATTATTGATAAATATGGAGTTGAAAAATATAAATGAAAAAACTAAGTTCTGGGGATATAAAATTACAAATACACAGAATACAAAGAAAGAATAAGAAAAGTAAAAAATTATCTTCTTTTGGGTTAAATATTCATAAAAAAAGTTTTGTGAATAATACTTACTGGCAGGAAATGAAAGTGCTCAGAGAAACTATCGGTGATAAAAAAGGCCAGTTTTGTAATATAAAAGATGCTTGGAAAAATGAGCCTTGCTTTATAATCGGTACTTCCCGGGCAATTGAAGGTTTTGATTTCAATTTACTTAATGGTTTTCATACAATAGGAATAAATCATTTGATTGAAGATTGGGACTTAATGGAATGGTTTATTTATTTGGATGAAAGATTTATCAAAAAAACAACATATGACTTAAACAAATTCAAGGGAAAAGTTTTTGGAGCGAGTCAGACTAATATTCTACAAAGGAAAAATTATATTAGATTCAAGCAGATTTCAAGAATTTACAATGTTGATCTTAATATACAAAATGGGCTATTTGGAAAATTAACCGGTGTATGTGCTATTCACCTGGCTCTTATATCCGGGGCAAATCCAATATATCTTCTTGGAATGGATACAAAAAAAGAACATGCAAAAGCGGAAGAAAAAGAAAAAATAAATCATCATTATAAGTCTGATTATACTTGGGAAATAAAAACCGGAAAATATCTACAAAAATATGTTAGAACATATAAAAGTTATTTGAAATTCAGCCCCTGGAAAAATAGGATCATAAACGTTTGTATAGATGGTACGGCGCCTGATATATTCAAAAGGATAAGCCAGGAAGAATTAAAAAAAGAAATCAAAAAATTAAGAAAAGAACAAAAAGAAAGAGCCCCAAAAGAAAAAGTTATATGTCATGTAACTAATTTTGAAGATATAAACAGAATGAACGAATTATCTAGACAGATATTTTCATTAACCGAGGGTAAGCATATAAGGGCCCATATAGATAATAAACTTCCGGATGCAGATATATATTTGTTAGAATGTATATTAAGGGATCGTCAAAAGTTTGTTCACTTCAAGCCTCATATGGGTAAGTTAATATCATTGATACATTCCAGGAATGTTTTTTCAAAATATAGCGATAAATGCGTTGTGTTAACAAAAAGTCAAAAAATTGGTAATGATGTAGTAATACCATGTGCAATTGACATGAAATATTACCAGCATGAAATTGATTATAATAACAAAGTGTTTGGCAGAATAACCCCATATTCAACCGGGAAAGTGCATCCAAAATTCAATGAAGTAGCAAATAATATAATGAGAAAAGTTAAAGACAGTAAATGTCTTATGATATCAAATAATGTGAGAAACAGGAAAGATCCAAATATTGAATATATTGAAGATATTGGAAGGCATGAGAATAAAAAAAAGGCAAAAGCATTGAGTAGAATTTCTATCTTTGCGGACATGCATAATACTTACTTAGAGACTTTTTCAATAAGCTTATTAGAAGCCATGGCGTCAGGTCATGCGATTGTATTATATTCTAAGATCCCCCAGGATGCAATGACAGAAGTTTTAGGTGATGCTGGTATTATATGCAAAACAATTCAAGAGTTTGAAGAAAAAGTAATTTATTTGTTAGAAAATCCAAAAGTTAAAAAAGGATATGGATTGAAGGCAAAAGAACGGGCTAGGTTATATTCAATAGAGAACCTGGTAAAAAAATGGAACTTATTATTTAAGGAGTTATAATTATGAAAACAATTTTTGAAATAATGACCGATAAATGGAATAAAAAAGCAACCGACGAATTTTGTCATATTA